CGGGATGGATACCCCTTATCATCTGTACTACCTGGACAAAGACGAGACGAGCATCTTCGGTGACGGCTTCCCTTCAATCATGCGCGATGACCAGAGTCAGATAAACAGCGCGCGTCGCATGATCCTAGACAATGGGGCGATCTGTGCCGGGCCTCAGTTTGAGGCTTTCGTGCCGGCGTTTCCTAAGGGAACCGATTTCACCAGTATCCACCCACTGCGTGTGTGGCCTCGTAGCGGCGGTGATTTCCAGTACCCGGCCATCCGGCCGCTGAACTTCGACTCGCACATCGGCGAGTTGATGGAAATGGAGAGGCTGTTCGATACCAGCGCAGACGAAACGACCGCTATCCCAAAGTTTACGTATGGCGACAACCCGACAAACGGGGCGGCAGGGACTATGGGTGGCCTGTCAATGCTATTGGGTCAGGCCAATATCGCCTTGAAAGACCTAGTGGCGAACTGGGATGAAGTCACCAAGAGCTTCATTACCGCCATGTATCACTGGAACATGCAGTTCGGGCGTGATGATGCAATAAAGGGCGACTACGCCGTTGTGGCGACTGGCGCTGCCTCACTGGTTGCAAAAGAGGTGAGAGCCAACTTGCTGAATCAGTTTGGTGCCACCCTCCAGCCGGAAGAGCGCCAGTTTATTAAGTGGGATATTCTGGTGCGCGAGAAGGCCAAAGTGCAAGAACTAGATTCCTTGGCGAAGACCCAAGTTGAAGTTGACGAAGATGCCGCCACGCCTGGCGCAAAGATGCAGCAACAGATGATGCAAATGCAGCAGGAACTCGCAATGAAGACGATGGAAGCCAACCTCAACAAGCTACAAGCCACCATCGAGAACCTGAAGGCGTCTAGCGGGAAGATCGCCGCCGACACGGAGAAGGCAATTGCAGAGGCGGTAGACGCCAAGGTCAAGGCGGCCTACTCCGCGATGCAGGCGGCTGGCGTTATCGTCGCCAACAAGGAGGTTGCCCCGGTTGGCGATGCGCTCCTGAAAGAAGCCGGATGGGGCATCGACCAGAGCGCTACCGATGCGCCTATCCCAGATAAGCCTGTAGTTCCGCCAGAACAACTTGCTGACAACGCAGATGAACCCGCTCCTGCCGAGATAGAGGCCATGACGCCGGATACGGCTGAACCCATGTCGCCCGCCATTGGGCAAGAGGCTGGCATCGAAACATCAAGGATTTCCGGATGACCGCGAGCATAGACGCGACTGCCGCCGCGCGCGTTGCGGATAAGGCATTTTCCGCTCTGCACGCGACGCTAACAGGCGATCAAAAGCAGTCGGTTGTTGACTGGCTTGACGCACTGGCCGCGCAGCAATTGATCGGGATGGCAACCTGCAACCCCGCTATGCTTGCCGCGAACCAGTTACGCGCTCAACAGTTGATAGCCCTTACCGACGCGATCTCGACCGGCTCTACCACTGGGTACGTTTTTTAACATCGGGGCCGATGGCACCGACTAAACCGGCCCGCTTCTGCGGGTTTTTTGTTATCTGGCTTTCATGAAGGGATGCCAAATGAAAAATCAACGTGATTACAAGCAAGCATTTGATGCCCGCTACGAAAAGCGGGTTGACAAAATGCCCACTGATGAACCGATGCCAAATGGTGAACCGATGCCAAATGGTGATATGCAGGCTCCAAACATGATGGACGAGCCGTCCGCCACCAGAGAGACGCCACCCATGCCGGCTGCCGAGGCTACCGACATGATGGGAGAAGGGATGACCCCTGACGAAAAGCAGCGCGAGAAGTCATGGGAAGGTCGGCTCCGCAAGCGGGAGGAAGACATAGCGGCACGTGAGGCCAGCGCTGGGCAATCTGAACCGGGTGAAGCACTCGCCAAGTTGAGTGAGCAGTTCGGTCCTGAGTTCGCCGACCTGATCGTCCAAGTGATCCGCGAGAGCCTTCCAGCGTCCAACGAAGAAGAAACGGCGACTTTGCGCGCCGACATTGACGACGTGATTGAAATCCTCAAAAGCGAGCGCATTGGTCGCCACAAGGAAGCCATCATGTCGGCCCATGCAGACGCCTATGAGATCGCAAAAACACCAGAATTCAATGAATGGTGCAGAACCCAGGACGACCCTGCTGAATGCGATCGGATCATCAATAGCGGGACTTCCCAGGAAGTCATCGCCCTCTTAACCAAATTCAAGTCCCACCTGAACACCGGAGAAGAAGGTGCTGGCGACGACGACAGCGAAGCGGCAACAGCCGTGCGCGGTTCGTCCCCGATCACGCTCCCGAATCGCCCGGCGCAAAGCCCTGACGACGAATATATAGCCGCCTGGAACGCCAGGTAACAATTGATTTACCGACCAGTGGCGGTTCCACTGGACTGCACCGCTTTACGGGATGCACTCAGAACCGCGCTTCTTCCATGGCGCCGGGACAGGCAAAAGCCCCCCGGAATTGGACCGCATACGGAAATCATGAGGCCACCAGACAAAAGGCGGAAGTAACTACTTCTTCCATAAACGAAAGGATAGATCATGACTGATTATGCCTCAATTAACACGAACCAGACCGTGCATTCGGTTGAAACGCTGCTTCAGCGTGCCATCCCAATGATGGTACTGGAGCAGTTCGGCCAACTCAAGCCGATGCCCTCAAACAGCACCAAATCGCTGGACTTCCGCCGCCACAAGTTGCCAATCCCGACCACTGCGTCAGGCTTTATTCTTGCGGAAGGCGTCACCCCGACCGAAGCCATCCCGACAATGGAATCGGTCACCGTCACGCTCCAGCAGTACGGTGCCGTGGTGGGGGTTACCGACGTTGTGGACGACATGCACATTGACGATGTACTCACCGAGTACATGGGTATCCTGGGTGAACATGCCGGCCAGGTGATCGAACTGATGCGTTGGTCCTCAATCGTGTCAGATACCAGTGCCAACGTCATCTACGCCAACGGTGTTGCGTCCGATGCCCAGGTAACCACTTCGCTGACCTCCAAGGAAGTGCGGGCTGGCCTGCGTTCCATCAAGGCCAACTACGGAAAGGCGATCACCAAGATGGCCAAAGCCGGTACAGACTACGGCGCTCAGGCAATCGAGCCGGCCTACATCGCTGTGATTAACAGCGACCTGGAAGCCACTATCCGGGGCAACCTCGGGGCGAACTTTACCCCGGTTGCGGATTACGGCCCCGGCGCGCAGAAGTTCCAGGGCGAGTTCGGGAATTACGAGAACATCCGCTTCATCTCGTCCGCCCTCCTAGGCAAGCGTGCCAATGCGGGTGTCGCCGTGGCGTCTGCGCCTACCCTGCTGTCTGACGACGGTGTGAATGTCAACCTGTACGACACCTGCATCTTCGCTGCCGATGCCTGGGTTGGTGTTGCTCTGAAGGGCGCGTATGCCGTCACTCCCAGTATGCACCGTGCCGCCGTGTCCGACTCCGACCCCCTTGCCCAGCGCTCCAAGGCTGGCTACAAGACGATGCAGGCCGCAAAAGTCGTTCAGGTTGCCCACATCAAGAAGCTTGTCACTGGCTGTCTGAAGGACTTCTGATCCTAGTTGATCTTCACCAATAGCCCGATGGCTCACCCCATCGGGCTTTTTAATTCCAAAGGAGCTTCAAATGTCGCGTGGTATTCCAAAAACACCTGCAATTCAACAAAAATCAACCGATGTTCACGTTACGCCTGTCAACCCCTACGACACGCCCACCCAACCGATAGCCTCCGATACTGTGAGCAAAAACACTACCCCTGCGAAACCAATCCCAGCCGCTCCGGCCAACCCTCACGCCGCCAATACGTCTACGCACCGCAATGTGATCGTGCAGCGCCCGCATGATGTAACCGATGACTATTTCTTCATTGGCCACAATGCTTTCGTTGGCCAGTTCAAGTATGATGTACCAGTCAGTCTGCCCATTGAGGTCATAGAGCACATGCGAACCATCATGCGCGTCACTCATCGGCCTGGCCAAGATGGGCAGATTCAAACGCACACGTCAAACGCCTTCGCGGTGATGGATGCCTGATCATGGCCAGCCGGGCACTTGCCGATCTTCGCCAGGACATCCGTGAAAAGGCACTCCTGCACATCAATGCGTGCGCTTCCGAAGGCATCGACCTGTTGATCTACTGCACCTTCAGAAGCAACGTCGAGCAGAACGCCGAATACGCCAAGGGCCGCACGGCTCACGGCGCGATCGTCACCAATGCGCGCGGCGGGCAGAGCAAGCACAACCACGTCGAGGATGGTGTAGCGGCCTCGCTGGCCTATGACTGCATCCCGATTGTCAATGGCAAGGCCCAGTGGGGCAACGCATCCTTGGTATCAAGAGTTGGGATACTGGGCGAATCGGTCGGCCTGACTTGGGCCGGCCGGTGGCGTGGGAGGTTGCGTGAATCCGTCCATTTTGAGGTTTCGTCTTGACATCCCCCCGGCCTGAGGCTGAGGTTTTACGGAGAAGAACCTGATGAATCTGCTTCCTTCCATCAAAGATAGCCGTGGGCGTGAGTCACGAACTCTGCTGTTCGTCGCCATCGCCGCAATTGTTCTTATCTACAAGTTTTCCGTCGCTAGTTTGACGATCTTTGGGTTATCCTTTCCGGCTATGAGCGCGACCGAGTTCGGTATTGCATTCGGCGCAGTGCTGGCTATCTGGCTGGGCCGTGAATGGACCGAGAAATCAAAGTGAGATGGCAAATTCATGCCACTTCGATAATCGCCTATGCCCTTGTGTTTGCCTGCGCAATTGCGATGTTGGCATGGTGGCAATGGCCAAAGACTCCGCCATCCGCTTCAATACCATTGTCGCCAGCCATGGAAGTACGCAACGAGGACAAAACGACACTCACGAATGCGGCACCGGCCAAAGTCTACTCGGCGAAGGTAAAGGCCAAGTTCACCCTCCCTGACGCTGTTCAGTCCGACCCTGCGCAGCATGTTTCAGCAGTTGGAAAGCTAGACACAATGGATAGGCCATACACCGTGACGGCCGTGTACGACGAGGATACCGGCGAGAGTTCAGTTTACGCCCGCGCTGATACGCTTCCCTGGGTATCCGCTACGCAACGCGGGCAAGTTGGCTTGCACTATGGGATAAAGAACGGGTTGCGGCCGGTTACTAGGATTTCAGTGAGCCAAAGTTTCCTAAGCATCAAGGCGCTTCAATTAGGTGGAGCGGGAACCTTGGACAGCGATGGCCAATGGTTTGTTGGCGTTGGAATTAATTATAGGTGGTAGGATGGATAATTCAGAAATTAGCAGCATCGGCAACAATGCAGAAGAAGATCTTCTGAACGCAATTCAACGATCCACTGACACAGACCTCAGATCGGTGCTCATGTTCCAACTCAGGACTCTACGCGCCCTGGAGAGCACCATCATGGCGCTTGGAAATAAGATTGACGCATTCATCTCAGATGAGAAAAGGATTGCGGCTATCGCACTTGAAAAACATTATAAAAACCATGATCGTGACCACTCCTGGATAGACTTCAAAATCAAGGAAGAGCCGATAGTCGCCGAAGAACGCCGATGGATACGCCGCTCAATCGACGAAGAGTCACGAAAGTGTCGCCAGCAGCGTGACGACGAAATTGACGCCCGCAGGCAGGCGCGGGCAGCGGTATTCAGGATGATAGAACGCATCGTAACATGGGCTACGATAGCTATTCTAGCTTTGATCGGGTTCACAAAATGACCACCGCTATATCACTGTTTACGCGTCGGGCAACTCCCGAGTTACCCATGTGCCCAATTCCGCTTGTCAACGACGCTATCATGGCGGCAGTACGGGACCTGTGCGACGAAGCGGACCTGATTACCGACACCGTGACGTTCACATCCGTGATCGGCACGCGCAAGTACGCGCTCTCACTGCCTTTTGGTTTCAAGCTAAGTCGCGTCACCAGCGTAAGAACGACAAACTACCCGCGCGGACTTGGTATCACTAGCCAGCAAGAGGCCGATCAAGTCGTTCAGAACAACATCCCTCGCAACTATTACGTCGATGGCTTAAACAAGGTCTGTCTTGTAAGCACGCCAAGCGTGGCCGAGGCGGTCAGCGTCTCCGTGGTGCTTAAACCAGAACTGACCGCGACCGACTTGGGTGACGTGTTCTACGACACCCATCTCGACACGGTTATGGCCGGCACGAAGGCTAGATTGATGCTCATGCCAGGGAAGCCATGGACGAATTTTGAACTAGGCTCCGCCTACGAAACGCGGTTCCGAAACGATTTAGTTGCCGCCAGGATCACAACCGTGACGGGCAATGCCGGGGGGCTGTTGACCGTTCGCCCGCGCAAGTTCGGAGGTTTGCCGACCGCTCGCGCACATGAGCTTTGGGGATAGGTTGTGGCACTCTGCCCACTTCCAATTTCCTTCACCAGCAAACTTTATCCGCTCTATGTAGTGGAAGGGTTAGTGGTGGCGTCGGGCATGACGGGAGGGCGGATGCTTGGCGTTGCGATGGTCGAAGGCATGGATGTGTCGGCCGCGCTCACAGGCGGGTCGCTGCGTGCTATCCTCGGCAACTACCCGTACTACCAACCGGAGGCGCTGGACGTATCTGCTGCGCTGACCAGCGGGTCGCTGCGTGCTATCCTCGAGAACTACCCATTTTACATGCCGGAGGCGATTAGCGTCACGGCTGCGCTCACTGGAGGCTCCCTTGCATAATATCCCAATAAAACCCACCGTCGGCATGGCTGGCCGCTTCAAGATCGAGGCAATT